ATCAATTCTGGAAGGTTGGCACTATGATACGTTGCTAGGTTAGTCATTTTTAGCTCCTTGTTAAGCGAGTTTGTGTTTTGTGAACCCCGAAGGCATTCACCTATATTTATAGCACATATCGTAAAAAAGAGCAGTAGGGTTACCCGTCCTTTTGCATTTGTTCTTCTAATTTTGCTTTAGCTGCTTTAACTCCAGCAAGTCTTTCTTCTAAAGATTCTTCAAAGAAATTATACATCTTTAGTTTTTTCTCACGACGTTCCTCTAGAGTCATTTTAGAGAATTTGCAGAACATGGGTATTCATATATCTTTACATATTATATAGTTATCCAATGTTCCAAATTTTTGTACAGTAATCCCTAATAGAACGATCTGATGAGAAGAATCCAGACCTTGCAACATTAATTAAAGACATACGTTGCCAGTTCTTCCAGTCCTTCCATGCACTACTTACTCTATCCTGTGCATCACAATAATCAGAAAAATCTGCAAATACACAGAAAGGATCCTGATTTACTAAGTTATCTACAAGTGGTATGAAAGTTTCTTTACATCCATTGCTAAAATGCCCACCCTTAATAAGATGAATTGCTTCCCAAACTTCTGGACTCATATGATCCTGAGGATGATATCCATCTGCCCATAATTTTGCTATACCACTCTCATCATTACCAAATAGGAAGAAATTCTCTTCTCCTACAAGATCACGTATCTCTACGTTAGCACCATCCAATGTACCAATAGTTAAAGCACCATTCATTTGGAACTTCATATTACCTGTACCTGATGCCTCCTTACCAGCAGTAGATATTTGTTCTGATAAATCAGCAGCAGGATAAACTTTCTCCCCTACCTTGACACTATAATTTGGTAAGAATACTACACGTAATTTACCATCCATATCAGGATCAGTATTCACTACCTCTGCAATAGAACAAATAAAATTAATTATCAACTTTGCCATATAATATCCAGGTGCAGCTTTACCACCAAAAATTACTGTCCTCGGAACTCCATCATGTCCATTCTTGATACGAAGATATTGAATAACTACCCAAAGAGCCATAAGATGTTGTCTCTTATACTCATGAATCCTTTTAACCTGCACATCAAACAAACTTGAAGGATCAACAGATATACCCAATTCATCATGAATATAAGTTGCTAGATTATGTTTACCAAGTACCTTACACGTGGCAAACTTTTCTATTAATCCTGCATCATCAATATAATTCTCAAGATTTCTAAGTTGTTCACCATCAGTAATCCATCCTGGTGCATACTCATCAAGAACTTCAACCAATCCTTTATTACAAGAAGCAACCCATCGTCTTGGTGTAACTCCATTAGTTACATTAGTAAACTTATAATGCCACAAATCATTAAACTCAGGCATCAATTGTTTCTTAACTAAATCTGAATGAAGTTCTGCTACACCATTAACATGATGGGATCCTATAGTTGCAAGATTTGCCATCCGAACAGATTTATTACCCCTCTCATCAATAATAGACATCTTCTCTAACATTGAATCATCACCAGGATAATTCAAACGTACTACCTGCAAAAATCTTCTATTAATTTCATAGATTATTTCCAAGTGACGAGGTAGCAAAGTCTTAAAGAGTTTTAAATCCCACTTCTCAAGTGCCTCTGGAAGCAATGTATGATTAGTATATGCAATAGACTTGGTTGTTATCTCCCATGCAGGTTCCCACTCCATATGCTTAACATCCACAAAGAGTCTCATCATCTCTGCTACAGCAACTGATGGGTGAGTATCATTAAGTTGAATCTGATATCTATTAGGAAACTCTTCTAAAGGAACATTACACTTCTCTAGATTACGGAACATATCCTGAAGAGATGCACTTACAAAAAAGAATTGCTGTTTTAATCTTAATAACTTACCTGCATCTGTACCATCATTAGGATAAAGAACTTTAGATATAGTCTCTGAAGTAACACTCTGTTCTACCGATCCCATATAGTCACCGATATTAAATGCATAGAAATCAAATATTTCTGTAGCATCTGCTCTCCATAACCTAAGTCGATTACAAGTATTAACTCTATATCCCAATTGAAGTACATCGTAAGGAACGGCAACTACCTGCTCACCAGGAACCCAACGAACTCTATAATTTTCTCTATCAGAAACATAATTTTCTACTCTGCCACCAAAACCTACAAGAACTGATTCATCTGGTTGTGCAATTTCCCATGGCCATGAACCATGCAACCAATTATCAGTAACCTCAAGTTGCATGTTGTCTCTGATTATCTGTTTGAACATCCCAAACTTATACCTGATGCCATAACCAGTAGCAGGTATCTGTAGAGTTGCTAAGGACTCCATATAACATGCTGCAAGACGCCCCAAACCACCATTACCAAGTCCAGGTTCTTCTGCTAAATCAAACACCTGTTCTAGGGTTAAATCATATTCTGATACTGCTTCTCTTGCTTCTTCTTCAATTCCTAAATTAAGAAGATTATTATTTAACTGAGGTCCAATTAAAAATTCTGCTGAAAGATATGCGACTTCTTTCTCATTATTACAAACCTCTGGACGAAGATGATATGTCATCATCTGATCTCTCACAGCATAACATAATGCCATGTAAATATCATGAGAACTCGCAATCTCAGGACGCTTTCCTAACGTATAGAACAAACGTTCATTGATGCCATTGTATAGGTTATTCTTCAACTTTTTTCTTCTTGCTACCTATATTATACTTCGTTTCTAGAATCCAGTCACCTTTGTCTCTATATGCTAATACTTTAATCTGATTAAGAGGTGCAATATCTTGAATTCTAGTACTATCCACAATACCAATTAATCCCCAATCAGCAAGAAGCTGAGCAATACGATTACGACGCTGAACATCGTTAACCGTAAGATTAGCGTGTTTACCGTCGAGCGCAAAGAGTTCTTTAAAATGCACAAGATAGTATCTCCCTTGCTTATGCAAGATATGACATGATTGATATATCTTCTTTTCCTTTCTACTTGCTACACCAATTCTTGTTAATGTTTCTCTAACTTTTAGAAAGTCATCTGGTTCACTAAGAACCACTTCCACCATCTGATCAGGTGCCCACTTGACTTCAGGCTCTTGAACCACGCTCATTTCGTTCCTCCAGTTTCAAATTTAGATTTTATAAAATTAAGTTGTTCTTTTGTTAGGATTCGCAGAGCTTGTTTTGCTTTTTCGTTACTATAACCATAATAACGTTTTACCAAGTCAAGATCTTTGATTGTATCTTTACGAAGCCAAGGAGAGAATCTCTTCTTAACTCTGAGTGTATTTAGAAAAAAATCATATTGCATCTTCTTATCAAGAAAATGATACTGATTCATCTCATTAGCAAACAAAACTGAATCAAGATGTCCAGAAAAACACCGATTGATAATATATGGAGGATATTCCTTCTCCAAGGAAGGATCATCATCAATCATATTTTTCTTACTCTGATTGATAGAATTCAACCAATCTTTCAATTCAGTCATACTATACTATTAATGCTATAAGGATCAATCTCTTCACCTAGATCATCAAAATCTCTAAGTAAATTACTAAATCTGTCATCAAATTTAGCCAAATCTTGCTCTCCCTTTGTAGTATAGTGTAGCACAATTGGGTTAAAAAATTCTTTATGCTTTTGTTCTATCCATCCTTGAGTAACATCCTGAACAGCAAATAAACCACCATCTATTCCAAGACGACTAAAAATTATCCATACACCATACTCATCAATTATCCTCGGATTTGGAATTGGCATGAAGTGTTCACTCTTTTTAAATTCTTCCATCAACTCTGACAATTCATCCAATCTATCAATAATCGTTTGATGAATGCCATCATTCATTAGAATGACACCAAGACAATACTTATACACTTCAGATTGTCCACCCAAATCATAAATGCAAGCATCAACGGTATCAAGTCGTTCTCTTATACCTGCTCCACCACCAGTATTGGGATCGTACCTAAATCCAAACTCCTCTCTACCATATACATCATGACGACAATAAGTATCAAAAAGATACTGAACATCCTGATAGAAAATAGTATCAGCATCAACATACAAAATATTATAAAAATCATCCTCAAAATATTTGAGGTTATACCACCTATGAATTGACCAAGCACTTAACATATTATGGTCAAATCCATCAACAAAAGGCAAAACCCTTATGGAGTACTGAGTACTAAAATAAGGGGGAATAAAAGAAGGATCGTCACAAAACAGATAAACAGATATTTCATTATTAAACTCCCTTAGTGAAGAAATACTATGTTCAAGACGCTTTATCTCATGCGTATTAATATGATCATGTTCGCTCAATTTCAAAGAATAGAAAACAATATTTTCATAATCATTTTCCTTCCAACGTAAATTATTTAATTTTGTACGAATAGATTCACTCATCAACCAATCCCTCTTTTTTTAATTTATCAAACTTATAACAACCAGCAAAACTAAATTGAATTTTTGGATTTTTATCATAATTCATCAAAAGTAACTCCTTTCTAACTTTCTGATCTCTCATGTATTCGCCAACAGAACGCATTGTATAAGTTAAATCAAATTCAGCAACTTTCCAATCTTTAAATCTATCCTTGACAAGTTGATCTGAATTATAACTAACCATCATGTCAATATTAGAATGCTTGTTGCAGTCAGCAGCAAACCTATCGTGATCAAATTCTTTATGAACGGATCCCTTATGTCCATAGAGGTTATCTTTAATGTCGTAAGGAGGGTCAAGATATATAAAAAGATTTTCATGAATATCATTCTCCATCAAATGTTCATAGGAATATTGATTTATATGCCAATGTGATATAAGAGCAGAATATCCAGGTAATTTATCTATTCCCCTCATCGAGAAATTAGAAACAGATGCTTGTTTTGAAAACGATGAACTTTCTGTTAACCCACTAAATGAACACTTATTGACAATATAAAATGCTGCAGCACGTTCAATATCATCTATACTTCTAGTATTAATTACTTCCTTAGAATTAATAAAAAGTTCTCTTGCAGATTCTGGATCTGAATGTGTGGATTTATAATGTCTTATCTTTTCTGTTAATTCATCTCCAAAGGTTTGTAACTGTACCCAAAAATTAATTAATGGTTCATACAAATCATTAACAGTAATTTTTAAATGAGGATATTTTTTTGTTACATGAAGTGCTACACTTCCTCCACCAAGAAAAGGTTCCCTGAACTCCACATAATTACGAAGATCAGGAAAATACGGATCCATCTTTTTGCAAGCACGAGACTTGCCACCAGGATATCTAAGGGGTGTCTTTAGTGACTTGTTCGACATCTTCATAATTAACAGGATTATATTTCAAATATTCCCAAAAGATCATTTTCATTTCCTTTTGAGTCATACCACAATGCTTTGCAGCAGCGGGTAATGTCATTTTACATGCAAAGAGACCTTCTGTTGCCTCCCTTACATTCTCAGGGGTTGTTTTAACTCGTGGTTCTACAAGTTTTTCCACATCAATTTTATATACCATGCTCCCACATGGGTTCTCCTAAGTGTGGAACCATCATTGGATGTCTATCCCATTCTTTATGTTTTGGATGTTCCATTTTTATTATAATGGTTCCAACAATCTTATCGAAACTGTTTGCCATCCTACGATACCCAGTTCCAACATACATCTGTCCAGCAAATACTGACAATGTAGCGGCACCCCAGAACAAATAATAAAATCTGGATTTAACCTGATGTCTCTGCTTCTTCTTCATTTACCAATTCCTCTAAAGTAACCAAACTACAAAATTCTAAACCTGCTTCCATCATAGCATCTTTAGCCCCTTCTTGTCTATCCACAATAGTAACCACACGATTCACATGATAACCAGCACCCCGAAGAACCTCTACTGCTTTAATAGAAGAACCACCTGTTGTAGTTACATCTTCTAATACAGTTATAGTAGTTCCCAAAGGTGGAAGTGGACCTTCTATCTGAGACTGAGTGCCATGTCCTTTAGGTTCTTTACGAATAATTAAACCAGCACCTTTCCCTACTAAAGTAACCCCACTTACCAATGGATCAGCACCAAGAGTTAATCCTGCAACACAAGGAGTCTCTACTACCTCTAGCATCATTTTAGATACTAACTCTAATCCTCTACCAGTAAGAATTACAGGTTTACAATTAACATAATGCTCAGATTCTTTTCCGGATGATAATGTAAAGTGTCCATTCTTATATGCATACTTTCTTAAAATTTCAATCAATTCTTGTTTCATACATGTACCTCAGCAAATTCTGAATTTACAATACCCCTCATCATAACATTCCCTGCTAAAGATATTCTATCAAAACCCTCAACATTATGTCGAGGAACCCTATGTCGAAGAGTGGAAGGAAAAATAATTAAAGAACCATCTCTAGGAAAAACTTCATATGATGGAGAATTAAAATTATTATACTCTTGATATCTATACGATTGATTTCCAAACATTTGAGTGGAAGACATTAGTACAAAATTACCAGAATCTTTAGCAACCGAAACATACCAACAAAAAGTAAGTGTACTATTAGAATGAGCATGTTCTTGTGCCCAATCACCTTCCGTATGCCAATTAACCCAGGAAGTTACTATTTCTGGACTTACATCTCTACTAAATCCACACATATCATAAAAATAAGTCTGTAATTTTCTTAATATAAATTCCTTTACTCTACTCAAACTAAAATGATCTAAAACTTTATGAGAATTAGATACACTATAATTATCATAACGTGTATATTCTAACGATTTACAATATTGTAATGCAGTTAATGAAACAGGTAAATGTGTTTCTAATACAGGAATTGGAAATAATTCATGTAAAGTATCCATCACTTAAATTCACACTCCACCATAATTTCAGTTAAACATGCAAGTAAGTTTATCTCTTGATCTGCTACAAACGCCATCTGGTACTGATAGCGAGCAAGAATAAGAACGGCGGCAGGAATAGTAGTAGGGACCAAGGATGCATAAAGAGAATCATAGATACGACGCAATAGTACCCCAGTATCATTGTCCAAATTACTGTTGACCCACTTACGTACTTGAGGAAAGTTCTTTTCTTTAAGGTTCTTAATAAGGTCATCGACGGCAACGTCTGAAAACGCAGCTAATATACCACTATCTATCTTACCACTAACACTATACCTTTGCAACTCATTTAACACCCTTCTCCAATCTGGGAAGTGCTTATTAATTAATTCGACAAGAACTTTCTTATCAGCTTCGCACCGTTCTTCGTCCAAGATAAAGTTAATCCTTTTGAAGAATTGTGCTGCAACCTCTTGTTTTTCCTTCCCTTTAATCGAGAAGTCAACCACAGCACACCTGGAATGAAGCGGTTCGATGATTTTATTTTTATAGTTGCAGGTGAATATAAATCTACAATTATTTTGGAATTCCTCAATGGACGCCCGTAAGAGAAGTTGGACATCCGAGGTAGTATTGTCCGCCTCATCAATGATAATAACTTTATGTTTCGCTTCCGATGAAAGTGATACCGTGGATGCGAAGTTTTTAGCATTATTACGGACGGTATCGAGGAACCGTCCTTCGTCCGATCCGTTAATGACATAAAAGTCTACTCCCAGTTCGTTGCACAGTGCTTTTGCTACCGTAGTCTTACCAACACCAGGAGGCCCAGCAAGTAACATATTCGGTATTTCACCTTTATTTAGAAAATCTCTAAAGGTTTTCTTTATATTCTCTGGAAGAATACATTCCTCAATTGTTTGGGGGCGATATTTTTCGACCCAAATAAAATCACTCATAATTAATTTGGTGGTACCATTCCCATAGAGGGTGAAAGATTACTATGGGCAATAGAACCTTTATAAGGGTTCTTTGTCCTATTCAAAATAGTAATAAACTTATCTGCTTTAAAAACCCCAGCAATACAAACTTCTACCTCATCCCCATCTTCCCAAATAGGATTTCCATCCTTTCCTCTCATATCAAGAGCTTTCTCAAGATCCTTTATAATTTGTTTAGTGATTTTCATGTTCCAAAAGTAGAATCAGGTTCCAATGCAATATAATAAATTAAATCATGATTCTTACTAGTAAATTTTGATAGATTTGCTTTTGAGCAAATGACATTATAAGTACCAGGAAGAATTTTAATATTCTCTACTTTGAAATTGAAAGAAAATTCAGAATCTGTTTCACCAACAACAACCGAATAATCATTCGAAGTATCATTCTTCTTATCACGTACAACTAATTTAACTTTACCATCTTTACCAACTGCAGAAAAATCAGGAAGTTGATTAATTGCTGCTGCCTTAAGCAACTTATCCAATTGCTCCGTACTCAATTCAAAAGAAACATCATCACTAGGAAGAGTAATATCTTTATCTGGTGGAGTAACAATTACATTAGGATCTGCAAAGAAAAATCTCTGTTTCGATCTACCTTCACGTATAACAACATAACTATCATTAGCAAAATCTAACTCAGGTGCATTAAAAAGAGTAGTATTTACATTAAGGAACTGATTTAAATCATAAACCGCAAAATCAGAAGGAAATTCTTCACCAAGAACAACTTCAGCAAGAATATTCTTTGCTACAGAAATAGTACGAAGACGACGCCCTCTTTTGACTAAAATAGAATTATTAATACCAGCAAAATTCTTCAAAATAGCCAAAGTGTTGTCACTTAATTTCATAGTTTTGTCTCGTAATTTCATAATTTAAGGCATTGTGTGATCGATATTACCACTCGTCATTGATGGTTTACCGTAATGATCATCAAAATGTAAGAGTAGCATAGCATAATGTATGACTTTCATCAAGTCCTTTTTATTCTTACCCTCTTTACTCCCATAACGACTCCCATACTTTAAAATATTTGCTTGACAAAATCCAGCAGCAACATCTCTTGCTGCCATTAAATCAAGGGTTTGTACATTACGATACTCATGAGTAGTCCCAGTATAGTGACCTCTATAAGTACCCGAAACATAGGATTCGATATCCTTAAGTATTGCCTCCTCATGATATTTGTAGTAATGTGCAGTCATTTCTTTTTCGGATTTCTCCATTTGTTTTGGTAGCGGTAATTCAAAGTCATCATAATCTTCATGCTTCTGATGAACATCGCCATGTCCATCCACATAATTCTCATCTATTGCAGAATCAGTATGATGAATAGGGTAAGTTTTGTCCATAGTTCCCTCAATTTCTTCGTACAGTAAACTCCAAGCATTAACCATAATTAAATAAAAATTCGTTTACTAAACTTTCAGACTGCTCCTTACCAAATTTACCAGTCAGATATCCTGATACTGGATCAAGCTTGGTCATGTATGCATCAAAGTCTCTATAAACACTGGTATCAGTTCCAGTTGGTTGTTTACATTCTACCATGTCGGCATATATTGTCAAGTATTTTTCAAACATTTCTAGATGTTCGTCAACCTCCGACATAGTACATTTTGCAATGTATATGTTCTTAGAGAAATGATTCCCAATCTCAAAAAATCGATAATCACCTTCATAGACTGGCAACCCCTCAACAGAAAACGGATAATTTTCTACAGGATGTTGAAAGTCAAATACTATTATAACCTTCTTGTCAAAGAATCCCATAAGATCCATGCCAAAACAGGGAAGATTACTTCCAGTCTTAGGATAGATGATGTTGTTGTAGATACAAGATTTCTCATCGTAAATTTCTACCTCCCGTGATTTAATAAAATGTGGATGCGTGTAAAGATTTGCTCTTAATTCAGTTCCTTTAGAACTCCAATTTGCCCATTGTTGGGTAAGAGTTAGATCAAAAGTTTGACCTAATACTCTTTTATAATTTTTCCAAAGATTCATCCGAATACAGTAACTCCATCTTCGTTAACAATATTAAAATCAGCATCTACCTTGTCATATAATTCCAAGAAAGATTGCTTAGTCTCATCATCAAAACGATTCACACATACTTCAATTGCTTTCTCCTTTTTACCAAAAATAGAATAAGCACGAATGATATGAACCAAACGACGGGTACTAATGATTTCTTCAATACCACCATCATAAAATGTCTTACGAATAATGTCTGCCCAATCGCAGAGTTTCTTACAGAACTTCTTATCATCAACACCAACTGCATCAGCAACATTCTTAAGAATTCTTTCTTCTACACTAACAGAAGGATAATCCTGCTCAAAGGTTACTGGGAATCGTTCAAGGAAGGCTTCATTGAGCACGTTAGTTCCAATAAATCTTCCGTCGTCTGAACCTTTACCTTTAGTGTTTGCAGTGGCGATGACGTTGAATCCTTTTGTTGGTTGGATATACTTTCCGATCTTTTTAAGGAAAATTCCTTTACCTTCAAGGATGGGCTGGAGGCAGAGTATCTTGTTTGAGGCAAGGTCGATTTCGTCAAGGAGCAAGACAGCTCCTCGCTGGAGAGCTTCCACAACTGGACCGTTGTGCCAGACTGTGGCACCGTCAACAAGACGGAAGCCGCCAATGAGATCATCTTCATCTGTTTCTATTGTAATGTTGACTCTAATGAGTTCTCTTCTAAGTTGAGCGCAGGCTTGTTCAACACCAAACGTTTTACCATTTCCCGAAAGTCCAGTAATGAATGTAGGATAAAACATACCGGCTTTGAGAATGGCCTTAATATCGCTAAAAGAACCAAACTTGACGAAGGTATCATCTTTCTCTGGGATTAAGTTTTGCTGTATAAAATGTTCAACCGAAGGTGCTTTAAACGAACGTTCAATCTGCTGTACACTTTCTGTTAATTCTAAATTCCATTTACCTCTTGAGGTTTTAAATGGTTCAAGACGACGAGTTACTGTCTGATAATTAATGCTACGAGAAGCACAAAAACCTTTAACATCGGCAGCAGTTAATTCAACACCGTAAAGAGACTGAAGTTCATTAAGTAGTTGTTTATCAGTCAAAGCAATCTTACGAGGCATGATGTAGCGTTTTATTTATACAGTTATTATAACCGTAAAAACAAAAATTAATCCTCACTAGAGACACTTTTTATACTGTCTTCCCATTCCTTAAATGATGATTGACAATCGGGTGGTTCAGGATCTTTATAACCCTTCATCTTTTTCCACTTATTATGCAAAGCACCCATCATCCAAGACTGAGCAAGGCTCTTAGGACCATTCTCTAAGAGATCTAACTCGTACTTACTAGAGGTGTATGCTTTATACTCTTCTCTCCAATTGGAGTCATCATACATCTTCATGCCACTAACTCAATAAACTCTCCAAGAACTTTCTTATTTAGTTTTTTAGTCTTAAGACTCTTAGTAAATGCACGTTTAATTTGTGCCTTTGTTGCATCATCTTCAACATCAAACTCTGCATCTTGAGCAAGACTACTAGATGATAATCCAAAATAAGTATGGTATCCAGAATTTTTAATAGAAAATGTTCTTTCCCTCTTCCATCTTCTCATCATCATAGTATATACATCACCTTGATATCCAGTATAACGACGAATAAATTGTCCCGCATCACGTCCATTAAGAACCCGAATACCAATAAAATTCATATCTGGAAAAGACTCTCGCAAATCCTTAAGTAATAAATCAGTCACATCTGCCCAATATCCCAAACCTTGACATGAATAAGTATGTCCTGTTTTACGATTACGAATAACACATCCATCACTAATATAAGAACTTCCCATAAAAGGAACATGTTCCCAATGACGTTGAATTTCTCTACTATATCTCATAGGAGCAGCTTCACCATCTGTAAGAATTATACACTGAACCTTCTGTAATTTATTCTCACTCTTAAATCTAGGAAGAATTTGATGCAACGATACTATTGCCTCATTCAAAGGAGTTCCTGAAAGATTCATTCCTATAGGAACATTATAAGGACAATAAAAACTATGACTAAATGCACAAGCAATACGAAATATATTTTTCATCTGCTCTTCTAATGTCTTACCATTCACCCTACTAGTGAACATATTCATTAAAGAAAATGTTTCCTCAATAAGAACTAAACCATTTTTCTTCTCATAAGAAGTTCTATGAATTCCATTTATAGGAGGATATTCATTAGTAAATGCATATACTTCAAAAGGAATATTAACTTTCTTACAAAACCACAACAAATTATACAATTGTTTGATTGTATCAAGCATTACCTCACTCATAGAACCAGACCAATCAAGAACAAAGACTAGTCCATGGTTCTTCCCGTCAGGAATGATACTAACCTTTCTAAAAATGTCCTCATTAAATTTATATGTATGAAGCTTCTTTGTATCGAGAACCCCAGTACGATTTGTACTAGTACGAGCATAACTATCAGCTGCCTTCCTACATTCAAATTCCTTAACAAGATAACCTACCTCCTTCTGTGCAGATTTTCTAAATTTTATAAACTCATTATCTACTTCATCAAATATAACATGTTTATTGATAGAGTTTTCTTCTAAAAAATCACCCCAATAAGAATTAATCCTACCATGTATTAATTTATTAGAGATAATAATATTTTTCAAGTCTACTGTAGGCAACTCAACATAAACACTCTCACTATCATCATACTGATTAGAAAGATCTTTAAGAGATTCTGCTAATGCATCAGCAGTTTTTATTTCTGGCTCATCACTCTCACCACCTTCTTTTTCATAACTAGGAACATCTGATTGAGCAGGATCACCATTTGGTGTATGTTTATGTTGCCCATCTTCTAATTCTTCTTCCTCATATGATTCTCCTTCTTCTTCACCATTACCATTACCACTAATCGACATATTCAACTCTTCTTCTTTCTTCTTATCTTCTAATTCTTTCTTACAAAACTCATATAGAATCAATGCTGCTTTCTTAGTGTCCTCAAATGTCTCACACTTTGAAATTATACTGACAATCTGTTTTTCAGCAGTTGAAAAAGATATAGGAACGAACGAACCAATCTTGAAATATAAATTACACCTATCAGCAAGGTTAAAAGTACTAAGATCTTTATCATCTACCTCAAAGAAATCTTTATCGTTAAGTTCATTATATCCACTATAAAAAGATTTGGCAAGCCCTTCATATTTCCTCTTCATTAACTTCTCAATTCTTACATCCTCTACAATATTGACAAAAGTTGGAGGAATCTTAAGTTCTGGCAACCAATTCTCATCTGGTGTAAACAATGCATGTCCTACTTCATGTCCGACAAGCATATCATAGACATTATTACTTGCCCTATCCCACTTTGGAAGAATCAATACACGACTATGAACATTAAACTGAGCAGTATCTACATTCTTATGTTCGACAATCAAATCCTCAGTAGCAAGCAACTTAGCAAGTTGCGATTTGATTTCGTGCTTTACTGCCATTAGTGTTTTAGTATTATGTACCTATAATACACTAAAAAAGACCTTCTACACTCCACACTATACCACTTTAATAACTGGCATCACTCTCAGCATATTGAGGTTCTATTGGTACAATTTCATGAATAGAAGTATCAATGTCCTTAT